TTGTATTCATAAACAGTCGGCATGATGCTTACCTTTAATCCAGTTTGATTGGGTTTTGTGCAGTACCAGTGGCAGGGCCGTAATACGGCTCTACACCTTGCGATCTGCGGCGACTATCAATGCGTTTTTGAGCATTTTCTCTAGCTTTTGATGTGGATTTGGCAAAGTTATTAAGAGCTTCCAAAGTGGTTTTAGTGTCATATCCACCATAAGCTGCAATAAGTTCATTTGCAAAACGCAACACATCCTTGTCAGTTTGAACGCCTTTAGCGGCATCAGTTTTCAAGTTGGTTGCTTCTTGAATTGATCTTTGCAAAGCCGCAAAATTTCTGCTTTCAACAGAAGAATTGCCAGAAGCATTCTGAGCCTGATATTTTGTATTGTTAAGCGGCCCCAACTCTAATGGAGGTTTCCCAGTTTTTGGATCAATAGTCAAAGATGCAATGGCAGGAGCCAATGAAGTTTCTCTTGCCGCCAAAGAGTCAACCAACTCAAGTTCTTTGTCTTCTTCTCTTTGCAGTGAAGGAGCAAGTACTTTTGGCCCTTTAAGGGATGTTGCCAATTGTCTCAACTCTCTTGCACTGTCTGCCCTTAACTGAGCAATTTGCAAGGCGGTAGCACCAGCTAACTTAGCGGCTTCAATTCGTGCATCAGCAGCAACTTTAGCCGCATCAATTCGTGCTTGATTGGCTTGATTAGCAGCATCAATTCGTGCTTGATTTGCCGCCGCTCTATCAGCAGATGATTGCAATGCAGCAAGAACCTTGTCTGGAGAGCCGTATTTGGTTACCACCCCAAGAACTTGATCTTGCGTTGCATCAGGTGGTAACTTAGATAACTCATCACGCAGTTTTACTTCTTGGGCAACAGATAGCTGTTTTTCGGCAGCAGTAGCCAAAGACGCTTGTTGTGCGGCTTGTCTTTGACCAGTTAGAGCCATTTCTTGAGTCATCTGGCGACCAATACTTATTGCGCCCAATGCGCCTTGAGTGTCTCCAGCTTGTTGCAAAGCCTGTCCATACTGAGCAAGTCCTTCAGGAGTGCTTACATCAAACTGTCGTGCCAAGGCATTGCGTTGGCTAATCAGACGCATCTGAGGGTCTTCAGCGCCAAGCATCCCAGCGGCTACATTGCCAAGTTGGTTTGCACCATAGAAGATAGATGTACGAGCAGACTCCATTGGACTCATCTGCCCAAAAGCAGCCGCCCTCTGCAATGCCGCAGCATCTCTTTGTTGCTGATATGACTCTGGGGTAATGCCAAACAACCCTTGAACGATACTTGGTGCCATGATTATTCCTTAGCCGTAAACGTTGCGTTGTGCAAATGGGACACCTGCTCGTTGCTCATATTGACCTGGGCCACCAGAAATCCAGTTGCCAAGTCCTTGAGCCAACATTGGGTTCTGACCAATAGCTTGTAAAGAAGAGGCCAAAGGATCAAATTGACCCGCTTGAGCAGTTCTTGCTGCATTTGTGCCACCTTGCAACAAAAACTGACCAGCATTTGCTCCAGCGGAAGCAGCCCTGCCACCCAACTGTGCGCCAATATCCAAGGATGATTGACCCAAGCCTTCTATCCCTTGAGTAGCATTCAAATATGCCTGGAATGGAGAAAGTGCTCCAACCTGACCTTGTTGATACTGACCCATCAAGTTAGCACCAGTACCAAATAATCCAGCGCCAAAAGCAACTTGCCTCTGTCCTTCAGCCTGTGCGCCAGCAGCCAATTGAGCATCTTGCTGAGCCATAGCGTTGTAGTACGCCTCCATCTCAGGAGATGCCGCACCCAAACCAGCGCCACCACCTGGGCGCATACCAGTAGCACCAACAGACAAACCACCACGCCCTTGTTGGAACAAAGTGTTTTGTAGTTGAGCCATTTGACGCTCACGGCCTGGAGCAAGCAAGTCCTGCTGTTTAGCCATGTACTGTTGTGCAACTTGCTCTGGAGACTGAGCTAGGTATTGCTGACCCAACCCAAACAAGCCTTGTGCGGCCCCTTGAAGTGGTGCAAATTGTTGTTGCGCTTGTTCTGCCTGAGAAAGCCCACCAGCACCCATTGCCATCAACCTATCTTGATAGGCTTTTAGCTCTGGTGAAACTGTATAACCAGCACTTGATAGATTCCCAGATGGATCAAACCCAAACTGAGATGCGCCAAATCGAGTGGTTACTCCAACTGGTCGGAACTTTGCCGCTTCAGCAGCAATTTGTGCCGCTTGAATTTGGGCTTGTGCAGAGGCATTTGCCGCACTTTGTGCAGATTTACCTTGCATATACCCGCCAACTAAACCTGCTCCTCCAACTGCTACTGCTCCCCAAGTCATGGCAATTCTCCTTTAATTTGTTGCGTAGAGGCTATAAACCCCATTTCCTGATAAGTTGAGGCAATAACCTCTTCCTCTATCTTGGAAAGGTTTTCCTCTCCTTGATGTTCGGTCAAATGAACTGTCACCCAAATGGTATCTTCTTCTGCATAAACCGCCCTCTTTAACCCAACTTCAGAAACAAAAATGTGAGGGGCTTCAAAATACTTTTTACCAAACTCAGTAGCAACAGATACCTTGCCCTTCATAATGAAGTTTAGATGCTGATGCTTGTGAATCTTTCCTATGATGACAGTATCTTTAGGAATAAACATCTCTCTTGCATAAGTCCCGCAACCATACTTTTCGTCCATAGGAGAAAAATGGTGGGTCAGAGTGCAATCATCTAGCGTTGATTCAATCTCGCCTTTAGATATTTTGTCCATCAATCCTTCTTGTAACACCAAAACATTTTGGCGAAACTGGATTTTTTCAGGCGTGTTTTGTCCTTCTTGAACAACAACATCACTCCCAACAGCAAGTGAATCAATGACTTCACTCATGTTATGCAGTCCTTTTCCACATATAAACAGTGATGTACGGCTGGTAGTTGGCATTTGTGCCTGAAGAACCAGTAGTAGATACGCTCGTTGCTACAGTTATTCCTGTTGTTGCTGATGGAACACTTGATCCAGTTCCAACAATATAAGTAGTCCCAGGAACTCCAGAACCTATTGACCCATAGGTTGATGTTGTGTGTACATGGCCTGGGTCTGTGACAGTTGATGTTGCTGTATGCGTATGGCTAACAGTAATTGCATCTGCACTACCACCAGTTTCTTCTGCTGCATCAAAAAGAGCATTGCCAGAACTAAAGCCAACCATGACACGACCAGCACCAAATGCAGTCCATGTACCAAATCCAAGTGAAGTACCTGGATTAGTGCTTGAAGTTGCATTTGTATAAATGGAGCCAACTGGATAAAGTGCAGACAATGCAGCTTGTACAAAAGCAGTTGTTGCCAATGCAGTTGAGCTGTTTCCTGTGCTTTGAGTAACGCCTATGGTTCCCGTGGGCAATGTAGGCGTACCCGTAAAGGTAGGGCTTACTAAATCTGCCTTGGTTGAAATGGCAGTAGCAATATTGTTGAACTCAGTATCAATCTCAGTTCCCTTGACAATCTTTAGTGCATTGCCAGAAGACAAATTGTCTTTGGTTGCAAAGTTTGTGCTCTTGGTGTAATCAGACATGGTGTTTTCCTTTAACTCACTTTGCCATTCTTGGCTTGAATCTCAATCTTCTGAATCGACAATGCAGTCCCATTTATGTTCGACTCATAGCCTGTTTGTACAACCTTGCCAGTTCCAGTTGCCGAAACTGTCAATGTCTGCAAATCAACGCCATCAGAATAGTATGCAACTGTTGTGGCATTTGCACCATACTCAGCAATCCCATAGTAAGAAACACCTTGTACTGGAATTGCAGAATTGTCAGACAAGTAGTTGGTCTTAAAATCAAATCCCCACTTAAATGTTACTGTTTGGTTTGTTCCACCAATAACAACAATGGAAAGTTTCTTCAAAATAGAAGTTACATTTTGATCGCCAAGATCAGAATGGTTTGTGTAATACAGCATCCGATATGCAGTGTCGTAGTCTTGATAAGTGTTGTACAAGCCCACATACCCATTCTTACCAATGTACAAAGTACCATCTCTGCGAGAAAGCATAGATTTTGGCGTGATTGAATCCCAGGTTGTTACCCTTGCAGCACCATTTGGTAAGTAAGCCTTAGTGTCAAAACACCAAGTCGTATCAATGCTAGGCGTTGTCAACAAGTAAAACGCTTCTCTTTCAGAGTAGACAGACTTGATGTTTGCCAATGTCTCACCATTAACAGCATTCATTAAGTCGTTGCGGATATTCTTTGACAAGTCCCTTTCAGGCGCAGACTTCTCTTGAATTGTTCTCATCAACGATCTAACGCCAGAGTTAGACAGAAACAAAACATCAGTGCTGGTGGTCTGAATGCTATCCCTGGCAATGCAACCAATGCCCTCAACAGTGTCACTAATAGACATGGTTGATGGAGTAGTTGCCCCCTGATAAACAAGAATCTGACGCTTACCAAAGATAAACAAGAACCCGTTGTGAGCCGCCAAACCAGTGATCTGATCTGCACCATTTACCCACACATTGTTCACATTCAATGAGCCAGCCGTACCTGTTGACCAGACATGACCAGCAATCAAGTCACTGAAGTAAACAGTTGCATTTACAGATGTTGTATTTGCCGCCCACAACCTGCCAAAAGCAGAGATCACAATGTCAGCATCAGGAACAGTTGCGGCATAACCAGTTTTTTCACTAACACGCTTATATGTGGTGGTGCTAACAGCAGGGTCATAAATCAGTGGGTTATGACCAGTCTGAAAGAAATATGTGATGCCATTAAGGGATGCACACTGCCAATTACTTGCGGTAATGGTTGGTGCAGTACCCCCACCCCCATAGGTGAGTTCAGTTACAGTGTTTGTAGAACTCAACTTGAAAATCTTGTTGTTTCCAGCAAACAAGACAGTCAAAGTTCCATCAGCTAATACTAACTCATGGATAACCTTGACATCATTTGCGCCTAAATCCCCAGAGGATGCGTTAACCCTTGACCATCCCTTGCGTGAGCCAATACGACCATACTGATCTATGATGCAGTTTGTTGCAACCAGTGCAAAACCAGCATTCAAATCAAGAGGCGAATCTTGGGTATTCAACCCATAGAATCCTGGGGCTGAGATAGAGAAAGTCTTGATTGCTTGGCTCATTGGGCAATAAACTCTTGGTTTTCAGGATAACGACTGCCCTCCAAGGCAATGTAATCCGACAACATACCCCTGAATATTGAATACGCCTCAGACGAAGACAGGCCACCATCTTCACCACGCTCAACCAATGCCCTTGCATAAGCACCTTGAGCAACAACCACATCAGGCACAAGAATAACAGTGCTATCTGCCGCCAATGCAGCTTGTGGAATCGACAAGGCAAACATGAGGCTATAAACGCCATCTGGCCTTGGATACAGAGTAACCTTTGTATCGTATCCAGTACTCACGCCATCAAAGTTGTATTCACTTGGGATACCCGTCATAACCACAGAAAAGTTCTGCTTACGATTCATGTCCACAAAAGTGGTGTTTTTAAGTCCAATGTTGCTCGTTGCATTGATAGCATCAAGAACCTGAAACTTCTGTCCAGCACCAGTTAAGGCATACGAATATGTGCCAGCAGCAGTGGTGATAGTGACTGTTTGACCAAGTGCATTCCAACTAAAAGCATCTTCAACTTGACGCTTAGTGTCATTGACAAACTTGGCAATAAAGTGGAATAGGTGGTTTCGTTGTAAGTGGTTACAACAGGCTCACGCAAACGAATCAATACATCGTTGACCAGTTCAAGTAATGTCATTGGGTTGCCTCATTTCGCTTTTGCCTTGTTCCTTGCGGATATAGCTTTAGCTTTTGCCTTTGCATCAGACTTGGAGTTAGCACCCCATGCTTTTAGCGAAAGAAGCAGTCTCGTTGGTTCACCATTCTTGAACTCAGGGCCATCCATGTTGCCCATTCGAGCCAAGAAACTTGCTCTACGGGGATTATCCCCTGATTTGACGGGAGGTTTTAGGTTCCCACCAGTTGCCGCATTATAAGATGATCTGCCCTTGGCATTCAAGCCGCCTTTTGCATTTTGACCAGCTTTTGTCTGCCAAACAGGAGATTTCATCTACTTCACCTTTTTAACCTTCTTTGCAGTCTTTGCAGCTTGTTTAAAGTCAGCAGCAGTAGGCGCACCCTTGGCCCCTACCTTCCGCATCTTCTCACCAGAACCTTCAGCTATACGCTTACGCTTTGCTGCGATGTTGGAATAAAGTCCAGGCTTCATTTCTTGGCCTTCTTCTTAGGTTTTGCCATGCCAGCTTCAGACAAAGCAATGGCAATTGCTTGCTTACGGGAAGTCACTTCTGGCCCCTTTTTAGACCCAGAATGCAGAGTTCCCTCTTTGTACTCACGCATGACTTTGCCAACCTTTTTAGCCGCTTTGGTCATTTTCATGGCAATTCCTTAGTAAAGAATCTTAGCTGTTATGGTTCCAGTGACATAAACAGTGCAGTTTGCTCTCAAATACTTGGGAGCATTTGCAACAGTTACCATGCCATCAGCAGTCAATGCAGTGCCAATAGTTGACCAGTTAGTACCATCCAAGCTACCTTGCAAGATTACAGTTGCACTGGTAATACCAGAAACTTGCAGAAATGCAGGTTGACCAGCATCAGCTTGCACAGCTTTTGATGCGCCAGTTGCGCCAACTGCGCTTAATAAAGTAATAGGGGCGGTTAAAGATGACATTATTTACCTCTTGAAGATTTCTTCATCATGTTGGTTGCAGTACGCTGACCCTTTTTAGGGAGCATCTTAGGTTTCCCAATAGCCACCATGATGGTGACAGGAACACCTTTCTTCTTTGAAGAAGACTTTGATTCTTTCATTGGCTTGCCGTACATCATGCTTTTTCCTTGGTTATTGGCCCACCAGACTTCCAAGCATCACAAGTACGGGCCGCTGCACAGGTGAATTGAAACAGATCACAGTATCCCAGGTTAGCCGCCTTGACAAAGTTCTCGTCATATGACAATTCACCCTCGTTTTCATCCTTTTCTAGCCCAGATTTGATGCACTCCATCATCTTTGGTGTCTGAATGAAAGCGGCACAGTTCCCACACCTCATGCCCTTGATGGTAGAAGTGGGAGCGTTATACATCTTGGCCTTTTTCAACCAGAAAGCATCGTTTGCTTCATCAGGGTTGGGTGGGCCATAACCAAACTTCTTGAATGCGTTATTCCTGTTTTTCAGGTTAACAGTTATATCCTGAGTGGCAATAGGGCAAGATACCCCTGAGAGCAAGCCTTTCATTTGAAAAGCCTCTCTCCAATGAATGTCAGAACGCCACCTACCGCAGAGGCAATGGTCATTCCCATCCAAAATCCACCTTTACCCTTGTTTGCCAACTCAAGCAAAGCCTTCACATCTTGGCTCAAAGAGTGAACTTCTGTCTGGAGAGCCTCAACTTGAGCCTCCAGTTTTCCAAAATCTCTAGCGTCTATATCAGACATTTGCAACTTTCCTTGGGCGACCCATGCGCCGTACAACTGGCGGCATGAAGGGAGTATCTGTCCTCACTTCATCA